ATTGCCTCATCTGTTTGACGTAACAATGCAGAAACGGCCCGTTTAGTAGCGGGTGACATCAATATTTTGGCCGCGCCTACGCCCGTTCCGACAACAGCAATACCTGTTGCAAGCGCAGCAGGGGCAAGCGCACCGCCCCCCAAAATCGCGCCGCCAGTTACAATCTGAGGTATGTTCTGCGTGATGGTTCGCTTTAAACCGAGTGCTTCGTTCACACTCTGGCCAAGCCGACCAATGGCCGTGGATGCCTCGTCAGCCGCTTTAGGTCCTATGTTGGCAACAGCGTCAAACAATGCCGACTGTCTAGCCAGCGATGCCTTAACGCCCGTTTCCGGTGCGTTTGTGGCAACAATATTATTCATAGCCTGTCGTGTTTCGCGAACCGCGATAGAAAGTGCGCTTTCGGTGTTCGGGTCAAATACCTTCGGGCGTTGCGTTCTAACCCATGCATCGAATTCCTGACGAGCCTTGAATACACCCGCTGGCGTGTTGGGGTTCGCATCAAGAAAGGCTTTCGCGCGAGCAACCGTGCGCTCACCCGTCCTTGCCGCATCACCAACCAAGATCGGGTTGTCCGCCAAGCGGGTTAGAACGTCGTCCATATCAGATTTTATAGTTTGGCGTCCGATTTTAACCGTACTCGCCTCAAGTATGGAGGCCAACGATTTTGCTTCGGCCCCAATTTCTGCCTGAACAACATTAAGGTTTTGTAGCAGTGTATTCTTAGGTGTGACACCAGCCACATCGGTTACAGTCGCCGCAATAGTTTGTTCGGCTGCGGACGGGGTGACGGTTCTACCTGTGACTAGCCCACCCTCTGCTGTGCGCCCTATTTCCGCCTCGCGAACCGCCTTAGACGTTCGTGGTCGGATTAGATCATCAATGAAAGACGCACGCGCCGCCTGCTGCTGCGATACAGCCGCAGAAGCCACACGTTGACCCGCACGCCCTATCGCTGTTGGTGCCACACCCGCTGGACGGGGCTTAACTTTCACAGGGGCAGCAACAAGCGCTATATTCACAAGCGATTCAAGCGTTGCGGCTGTCTCTGGGTTTGCCTCTGAAAACTCTTGATAGGCTTCGATGCCTTTTCCAGCGGCATCAAGGCCTTTCTGCGCAATATCTGTGCCAACGATACTTTCGAATGCATTGCCCACGCCCTTAACGATAGGGTCTTCGATGAAATCAGGTGTCACGGCACTTGCCGCCTTGCTGAGAAGATCAAAGCCGGTTGATACAGTCTCCCCCGCCACATCAAGAACGCCACCAGCACCCATGCCAATAGTTTGAACGCCGCGCCCAAGGCTTTCCACAACTGTTTCAGGCGGCTTCAGTTCGCGGAATTCCTCGCCGCGTGTGCGTAAGCGCTCGGTGATGCGGCCAAGGAAGTTAGGCTCAGCGGCGGCCTGTGCTGCGGTTTCAATCTCTGCCGATAAATCAATTGGGGCATCCCCCTGAGCCGCCGCTTGTGCCGCCCGTTCGATTTCAGACTGTAAATCAAGTGCAGCCATTATTGGCCCCCTGACAGTTGAGCTTTCGCTTCATCGGAAAGTTTTCCCCAAATTTCTTCGACTGTGACGCCCACTCTGTTTGCCGTGGCAATCATAGTCGGGTTGCTTAATGCCGATTCAGGAATGTCCGTTGAAATGACATTTTGTAGATCACGTGCGAACTCTTCCGGCGTTTGCAGCGAACCTTCAACATCGGTACTTCCAAGGGCGCGATCAATAGATCGTGAATACATATCGCGCAGGTCGCTCTTGAACTGGGTGGTCGTCGGTGTGTCGCCGGGTTTGGCAAAATACGTTTCGCGCGTCCGTACAATCTCTTCAGGCGTTGCCGCCGCACCTGTCGCGATACGCAATGCGCCCTCTGCCCATGCCGACGCCGCCGCATTGTATACTTGACCCTCTGAAGACGTGAAGAAATTACCAACAATGGGCGTATTCCTAGCCGTAGCATCGGGAATGTTAGCGGGGTTGAATTGTGTTTCAATATCGGAAAGAACAGGCGATGTTTCGTCCATCTGGCTCTTGAATAGAGTTAGCTTGGATTCACCTTCCGTTAAATCAGCCGTCGATTGAATAACCGTTCCTTCTGCAACGCCCTCAGTCGCCAACGGGGTCCACGCACCGCCTTGCGGCTGCGCCACATTAGGTGTCCACTGAAGCGTAATATCAGAACCATCGGCACGGGTTTGCGTTATGGTCTTAGGAGCCGTCGCGTCAGGCGGCGGGGCTTGCGATTCCGCAACCAGCGCATCATTTTCAAGCTGTGTTTGCAATAGGTTCTCAGCATCAGCCGCAACATCAGCGGCCATACTCGCCGCTAATCCTATATATTGATCACTATCTGTGCCGAAAGTTTTGCCAATATTAACTAAATCCGCCACCAACTTACCTTCTGGCGACTGTGGGTCAAACGTTGGTTCTGCTACTGTTGCGTGTTCCGTCCGAAGGTTCGCGATACGCGCGTCTCTGTCGGCCTCGGTAATGTGGCCTCCGGCGAAGTTGCCCTCAATTTGGGCCAGCCCCTTGGCGAACTCACCTTGAGGCCCGGCCGCCGCCCTTGCGCGAGCCGCTGCCGCTGCCCTTGCTTGGGCCTCCGCCGCACGTCGCTGACGTTCCTGCGCAATCTGTTGGTCACGCCGACCAAGCAACGCAGTCCCGACTTGTGGGTTATCCGCAATCAATGCCGCGAATGCGCTTGTCGCCGTGGGTGGTGGTGGCAATGAAGACAGCGTATCTTTCCCAATCAACTGCATACGCTGCAATTCAAGGTTAAGCTGGCTTTCATCCATATTCGACAAAGCCACGAGACGTGTAAGATCACCCCCTTCAGCCGCTTGTGTTCCACCTTCAGCCGCGATGCGCTTCAAACGGGCGGCATGATCAGGTAAATTCTGCAATTCTTCGGATAATGTAAGCCCCCGCTGCGCTTGTTCACGCAATTGCGTTGCCGCTTCGGGGTTCTGGCTTGCCTGACCTACCGCTTGCGCCATTTGTGGGGATAGCTGGCCAAGACGACCTAATGCGGCATCATCGACCACCTGAGAGGATGGGCCGCCAAGCCCAAGGGCATCTTTAAGCTTACTTTCAAGATCGGCTTGGTCTTCCTCGGCACGTCGCCGCACATTCTGCGCCTCGAAACCAGCACCTAGAGTTTGCCCGAAGTCGGAAACAAAACTTCCGCCACTAACATTTGCAAGGGTCGCCATTAGGCCGCCTCCCGTTCAATCTTCTCATTCAGATTGGATTGTAGTTTCCGCATAAGGTTTTCATAATCAACGAACAACCACCCAGCGTACTCACCGACGAATTCAGGGTATATGGCCTGGACATCCTGCGCCAAAAACCCAACATTAGGGCAATCAGCAATAACCGTTCCCTCTGTCTGCGGTATCCAGTCCCATTCCACCACCGCCAAACCATCGACGTTTGCAACTTCGACAACATTCTCTTTCAATCTCTCGTCTGAGAAGAAAATGCCAGACGCAAGGTTCGCAATTTGCCCGCCGAATGCCGCGCTTGCTTGTGCGTCGGTAACTATACCGGATGAAACCGCCTCGCCCTGATTTTGAAATAGGCTGGCGACATTGCTGCCCGCGCCAAGACCCTGACCAGCCAACTGTTGCGAACGACCCGTTAGCATTTGCTCAAGCTGCAATGCAAGCTCTGTGGGAACGTTAGCTATAGCCGCAAGCCCCGCGCCGGAACGCGTAAGGCCACCAGCGGCCAATTGCCCTTGTACTGCACGTTCTCGCCCGCCTATGAGTTCGCCGAACGTATCGGAGCTAAGAAGCTCCCTGATGCGTTCATCTAATCCGCCAACCGTCGCGCCTTCTTCAAGGCCTTTAAGCTGCCCTTTGCCCGCCTCAAGAAATGGAGACAGTTCATCAATGCCAAGCTGGGTTAATTCGTTTTGCGCTGCTGCTGCATTACTTCCTGCGTTTTTATCTTTACCCATCAGGCCACCCTTTGCTGTTCGTAATTGTATTTCGTGACATTGTAACACCTTAATCCGTCGCAATCAATTCCGGTGAACTGGGCGCCGATGTTTTGCGCCATAACCCTCGCGTGTTGATACGATTCAGGAATACGTCCGAGAAGTTTCTCGCAATCGGTATTCGTAAACATCCATTCAAACGCATTCCGGTAGGCTTCGCCCGCCCGCGCTCCTCGGCATTCAGTACCCAAGGCCACATGCATCAACAGGCCATCTTCGTCACATGGGTGAAAACAAATAGCGCCAACATCTTCCCCGTTTTCCATTTCCACGAGATAATAAACCTTATCCGACACAACCAAATCCCACTTAGGGGCAAGCCCTTTGATGCGTCGGTAATTATGGGTCCGCTCTATCATGAAATTATCGCCCGATCTGTAACTCTGCGCCAATCGGTCAAATCACTGAACGCGGGGACAGCCCCGCCTGTCTCGTCTGTAACCATAATCATTCCGTAACCCGACGCCGCATCGGGAACCGTTGCAACCGTGTAATTCTTGAGGTTCGTTCGATCAGCATTAAGCGCAAGCGTGATGTCATCCAAATAAATCTGCAAAGCAATAAGCGCCAGTCCATCACCGCCAACGAGCTTAGTTCCGTGGTCTGGTTTGCTGGTAATATCTGTCATTTTTCACATCACCTAAGATTCGCGAACATCTTATCCGCCGCAAAATCGACATCCTGCGTGGTTCTAATGCGAAGGCCCATGAATCCGTTGTACTGGCCTAACCCGCCCGGTTCGTTCCACTCCAAGTGCCGGCCATATTCGCCTATCGCGCCAACATCCCTGAATACGCCGTTCCCATAGGTGACGTTATCGCGGCTCATGAACAGCCCGACGGTCCCGCCACCGGATTTGAACCCCTGACTGATATCCATGCCGATATTCGCGCACGTGAAAAAATCGTTGTCCTCTTGCTCAAATCCCACATCAATAATTTTGGACATCGTGACCCCATAATCAGAGTTAACACGCGCCAACTTGCCTATGTTCTCCTCAGACGCAGAGAAATACTCCCCTTGGAATTGATTGATAAACCCGCCTTTCCAAATAGCGGACGCCCCATCAACGATAGTGTCCAAGAAAAACCAGTTGCCATTGAAGAACCCGAATGAATCGCTGCCTAGCGTGAATGTGATAATGTCATACCCCCGCCAGTTGAAACGATTACCAATAGCGGTTGAAAGTTCGGACTCCGTGTAATTGGTCAGGATTAAATCAATCGCGGTGTTTGATATTTTCGGGGCCGAACCCTGACCGATGGCAAATATACCAAAGCCCTGATCCTTCAATCGTCCGATAAAGAAGAACGTGCCATTGCCCTCAATCAATCCACCGATATAACCAGCGGATATCCGCGCGCCCGTAATCCTTGTGAATGGGTTGGGTGAGGCGCCAGTATCGCGGAATAACTCAAAGCTATCCGTTCCACCAATATAAAGCGTGTTGTTGAGGTTGAATGCAACCTTGTTTTTGTCCGGCAACTCTTCCGCATCAAAGAAGCTTGCCGCCTGAACAGTCCCTGCGGCACCAACATCAGAGAAGAACGCAGGGTCTCCATCTTCTGGAATATAAACGAACCTGCCGTTAATATGCGTCACTGAAACGCTTGGAACGAAATTAGCGTTCCCTGAAATCAGCGTTACTGCATCAACATCGTCAAGCGTGTAGATATCCCCGCCCGGGACAAGAATAACGCTGTCGTTGAACCCGAAATCGTTTTCAATATTCGCATTGCCGGAAATCGCTGTTCCGTTCGTGGTGAATGCGCCTGTGTCTGTATCCGTAATTTTAATCAGGCTGTTACTCACCACCTGATAGATGCTGTCGTTCCAGACGAACTGCCCACGCGCAACCTTTCCAGTGGTATTCAATCCATTAATGCCGGGCCTAGAAATGATCTGACCTTCGCCGTTATTAAAGCAGTTGGTCAGTGATCGGCGCGTATGGGGGAGCCTCTCACTGCCTACAATTCCATCGGGTAGTGGTATCTTAGGCACGGTATTAGTTCCCTATCTTTTCGCCTTCACTAAAGAACGCTCTGCCGCGTCCAAAGCCTTGTCTGTTGCCCTGACCTTTTGGAAGGGTGGACGATACGACCTTTTTAGGCACAGTAAATGTTTGATACAATGATTTGATATATGCGAGCTCGCGCCGTGCGTTGGATCTAAGGTCAGGCGACACTATCTGTTTGCCGTTGTCGAAATCAGGGGACATGTATATCGCAAGGTTGTTGATTATACCGTTACGGCAGTCCTGCTTTTCGTTCAGCTCATCACCAATGACATTAAGAGGCGTTGCCCCTGTCTGGATGCCCTTAGAACTCCACATTGACATCATAGAGTTTAGGTTCTCAAGACCCGTCGCCAATGCATCGGCAGATGGTTCGGATACGGCAGAGGATGCACCTATCTTTTGCAGTGCGCGTTTAACGATATCTGTTCCGGTAGACATGGCGCTATTCTTTCACGGGTTTCTTCGTGGCCTTTTTGCGTTTCCATCCAAGGCTCTCGCAATGTTCAACCGTCGCTTTTTCGTCGTTGGTAACAATCTCAAGCTTGCTTGGCTTTATCCAAGTAATATTCGCCATGATAATTCTCCGATTAAGATGTGAAAGCAGCCCCCGAAGGGGCTACCCATATAGATCGGAAGAGCACACGTCTGAACTCCAGTCAC